CAAAAGTCTTAGTCGTAGCCAACGAAACACCATTCACAATGGCCGTCACCGTTTCAGTCACAGACCGGCTGCTTGTTTCCAACAAGCTAGTGATGTTCAACAAACCAGTAACGCCAGCCGTTATGCTACGAGCCACATCCAACTTGCCAGCCAACACATCACGCTGCTTCGCAATCGCCTGCAAAGTGGTGCGCTCACTAACCGCATACGCGCGAAGACTAGAAGCCGCACCCGACAGAATCCTGTCATCAGCCAACGCCGACTCAATCAAGTCAAAGATGCTGCCAAATGCATCCACAGCCGCCGACTCAAAAGCACCAAGTTCAGTGCGTGTCTTGAACACATCAACCAGGCCAGCAGTCAATTTGCCTGATTCGCGCACAAGTTCAGCAGCAGCCTGAGCTGCCTTTATGTAAGCCTCAGCCTGTTCATTAGCCGCATCATTCGCAGCCTTTATAGCAGCAGCGGCCTTCTTCGCTGCATCCGAAATGCCAGTAAAACCTTTTGGTGGCGGTGGTGGCGGTGGCGTAAAAATCTTTGCAGTGCCTAAACCGCCGCGCAAACCAGTCTGCGCCAAGTATTGATCAAGAACAGAACCACCCATGCCAGTGCCAGGTTTGTTCTTCTTAATAAAGGCCATAATTCGGTCATAATAGGCTTTTTCATTTTCAATAAGAACTTCCATGTCCTTATCGAACTGTGGCCTGTTGTTCAGATACTTGTCAAGCCAGCCCTCATACACATTTTGATTCAGCTGCTCAAATACGCCACCGAAATCAAGTTTTGCGATTTTGGCCGAAATGTTGAGAAAATCTGCCAGCAAATCAATAACACCGGTGTCAACAATCGCACCAGCCAACTCAAACATTGATGTTCCAAGTTCGGCAACATTGTCAGCAAACTCACCCAAAGCCTGTTGACCTTGTTCGCTGGCAAAATAATCAGCCAACTCATTCAGGTAAGGAAGAAGCGCACGGCCAATGTCTTCCTGCAAATTGCCAAACACAATCTGCAAACGCTGATAAGGGTCAAGGTTCGCGGCAGCCTCAGCCGATCCAGCAAACTGTTTCGCCAACAGAGCCATAGGGTCACTAACACCCTTGACATTGACACCCAGGCGTTGCAACGCAGTCGTGTTGCCGTTATAGGCACGACCAAGCGCAATAGCCACAGAATTGACATCGCGGCCAGTTCCAGCAGCAACATCCAAAGCCAAATTAGTTAGCTCAGTAGCCTTACCAACATCACCAGTAGCACGAGCCAACTGTGCAAAGGCTGGTCGAATAGTGTCATCCGCAACAGCCGCCATTGACTCCATCGCAGAAATTGACTTCTCAACAGAAGCAATCTGCTCATTGCTTGCACCAACGGTATTCTTCAGCGCAGTAGCCAACAAACCCTGCGACTTCGCATCGGCAGCTGCGGCCTTAGCCGACTCGCTAAGTTGCCTGGTTAGCGCCGCAAAACTGACACCAAGACCAACAGCACCCAACGCATTTCTAATGGTTTTGCCCAGGCTATTGAAACCCTTTTGCGCTTTTCTCAGACCTGAATCTTCAAACTGTGCGGCGATAATCGCCTTAATTTTGCCAGCCATTACATTCTTCCAATTCTACGGTTAAACTCAGCCGCTACATCTTCAATAGTTTTTTCAACTTGCCTGCGAATGTCCGGCAACTGCTTTTCAATAGCAGGGTAAAAGTAGCGTGATGGCCGACCACCCAACCTGTCAATCATGGCCTGACCCTGACCATTCAAACGGTGTGTTCTAGTGCCGTCTTTATAGTAATAAGGTTTTGTTTGGCTCTTAGGGTTGCGACCACGACCAGTGCCACGACCAGCCATGTCAACGATGTTGAAACCATATTGTTTATCTCTACCGGTGGCTGAAATTGCAACCAAGTTTGCTGTCGTTGATCCTGGCCCTCTTGAACGCTGAAAAGGCGTGATGTTCAAACTGCCAATCGCGCCAGTGTAAGCAGTGCGACCACCGTGATTAGAAAAGCCATCCTTGCGGCCACCAGCAAAAGGTGAAACCTTTGGCACGGTTGAATTGATAGCCGACACTGCTGGCGAAGCAATACGCCTGATGTCTTTGCGCAGCTGTGCATAAACCGCTGGTTCAAAGTTTTGCAGATAGCCAATCATCTCGCGCACACCATAAAATTTCACGACTTCAGTTGACATAGTTCCAATTCTACCCTTCGACAAACAAGGCAAAAAGAAAACCCCGAACCAAAGTCCAGGGTCAACTTTTACGCCTGCGGCGTGCTCTTCCAAACAAGATAACGCTGAATAGTAAACAACATCCGCGGCGTTTCCTGCATCAACACACTAGGTGCAATACCGGTTTCAACAGCAAGGCCGGCAATGAGCCAATGAGCAGACTCATCACCAAGCCCAACTATTTTGGGTCTAAATCACTCGCTGAAACAGCAGAAACAGTTTCAATGAAATCATCAAAGCTCTTATCAGTCTGCTTAGTGCGACTCAACGCAGCCCAAGCCAAAAACACAATGTGTGTCAGTTTCTCAGACTTCGCCAAAGTGCCAACAGACAAATTGAACTTTTCTTCAAATTTCAACATGTCAGGCATGATGACCACAATCGGATCAATGGTTCTGCCGTCAAGAAATTCTGCGCGTAGATTCAGTTTCATTTGGTTTCCTTTTTAGTTGTTGTGGTGCAGGTTACGCTGTTGCGCGTGTGACTGTGCCAGAGGTCGGCCAGGTAACAGACAAAGTGGCGATGTCACCAACAGTTGACTGGAATGGCTGATACTGCGACACCAAGCAAACAGCAGTGTAAGCAGGGTTAGTTGAAGACACGGTTGCGCTGGTCGGCGTGATCACAACAGTTGCCAAAGTGTTTAGCAAAGGCCAAAGGGTTGTGTCAACGCTGGTCGCACCGAAGTCCTGGAAAAAGTTAAGCTGCAACGAACCCGACAGCAAGCCACCGGTCACAGTCTTAAAAGTTCCACCGAACGCAGTAGTGTCTACTTCATCCGCTGAGATGGTCAAGTTCACAGACTGAAGCGAAGTGCTAAAGTTTGTGCCATTGATAGTTATTTTGTGGTCAGTTGCCACGAATTTTGCCATAAGACAAACTCCTCATTAGTCAGCCTGCACAACTAAGTCAAACTCAGCGGCAAGATATTGGTTATCTCCGAGTGAAATTGAGCCGTAGTTTCTCATTCCGGTCACTACGCAGTCAAAAGCAATTCCACTTAGTGTCCTGTTTGATTCTATCGCACCACGGATACTAGAAGAACCCGAAGGTGAGCAATAGGCATCCAAAGCGTTCTGCGCTGTGCGTTCACTGACCGAACCGACAACAAGCGTGATGGTGAAGTTGTATTTAGTCATGCCGTTAGCGAATGCCTGGTGATAGTCAGCTGATGCTGGTGCAATAATCGCGAACGGTGGATTCACATTCGCAGGGATAGTTGCACCGGTGCGCAGGCCACTGATGGTTGCCAGGTTCGCGGCAATACCTGATCTAAGGTCGGTGATGCTTGCCACTATGCCAAGAACCTTGCTAGACGGTAAGGCTCAACAAGTTGCTGAACATCAGGGTCAAGTCTTGTGCCAACACGAATGTAGCCGAGGTCTGGTGCAGACAACACGCCGAGCGGCGAGTCTAGGCGTTTGAAGATTCGACTGCCCTGAATGATGGTGGCCTGTTTCACAGCAGTCGGCGCGGCAGACCAACCCCAAACACCAGTCACACGAACACTGGCCTCACCAATGTTTGTGCCAAACACATAATCGCCAACAGCCCTGATTCGTGTCGCAGGCCAACCGGTCAAACCATCAGCCCTGCCGTTCAAAGGTTCAAGCTGGTAATCGGTTGAGTTCCAAGTCTGGTCAAACACGCCATCAAGGTCTTCTGAAACGGTCAAAGTTGTCAACGAAATAAGGTCATCAATCTCGCAAACGATACGGTCTTCAGGCGTGTAGTAGCGTGTGGCTGTGCCGTTCGCATAAAAGTTGCGACCAGCGAAACCATCAACCAGGCGCGAAGCCGACTCAACAGCAGTTTCTAACAAAGCATCGTCAACGGTGTCAGCTGACGGAATGCGCAACGCAGCCTTTATCTCAGCCAGCGAACAGTAACCATTAGTAATAGCCAAAACGACTCCTAAAATCTATGTTCCTAGTTTACCCTTTGGTGAGTCGTGCCTTTATAGCCGTGCTGCTGATGCCGTCAACATAAGGAATGTAAATCAAACCAATGCCGCGGTCATCCAACCAATCCTGGTCAAAACCCATCTGATAGTAATAATCTTTACGCGCCCAATCGCTGCCAATTATGATGTAGTCCGGTTGCACCTGATCAATAGCAATCTTAGAATCTGCACCACCAGCGTTAGGCACAACAGCCGTCACCCACTTGCACGACAACAACACAGCCTCGCGTTCACGGTAAGTCATCACCGGTGACTTGCTTTTGTATTCGGTTATGAACTCATCAGTGTTCAACGCCACAACCACATCGCCTAGTTGTGCAGCTCGTTCTAAGAACTGTGCGTGGCCTTTGTGGAACAGGTCAAAAGTTCCTCCGGTGTAAATCGTCAATCCCATCGGTTTGCCCTTCTTGTTTGTAATGTCCACGCATTAGCCTCTATACGACCCTGTGCGGCGTTCTGGCGGCTCAAAGCAAGGTTGTTGCTGTATGACACCGAGTTGTATTTTTCATAGCCGCTATGAAGCGTAGAACTGTTATTATGACCCATTTTGCAGGCAATGTTTTTCTTACTCACGGCAGCCAAATCAACCCTGCGCTCAAGGTCATCATCATCAAAATAAAGCGGATACAAGTTTTCATCATACAAACCAACCTTCTCAACCATGCCCTCACCAAACACCACACCCGACCACTTAGGCACAATGTCCAAAAAGTTCAACGCAGCTGTGTCAACCTGATCAGGAATGTTGGCCATCTGCCCAGGCTCAAACCAGGCATCATCATTCACCAACACCCAGTAAGGCGCATACGGTGTTGACTTCACAATAAGATTCCACGCACCCACCAGCCCAAGACCAAACGGCACACGGATAACCCACATATTCACAACCCAGTCAGGTTTCTTAGGTTCGTATTCGCACAGGCCACTGTTGTCCACGATCACCAAATGCTCAACAGGGTAATCAATGCTGGCAAGCAACCGGTCAGCCAAGTCGAAGCGTTTGAGTGTCGCAAACCCAAGAACAGGAATCATTTGAGAATCTGTGCCAGCGCAGGCAACCAGTATTTCTGATAAACGGTTTCCGCATCATACTGAGCCGCGAAGTCCAGCGCCTTCTGTGATGTGCCACGAGGCCGCGCATAAGCCGCATCCAACGCCGCCACAGTCTGCGGAATGTTAGGCACACTAAACCAAGACTTCTGCGCCTCATCCCACAACGGCTGACACTCAACCAACCAACCATCACCCACCAGCTCGGTGCTGGCACAAATGTCCGACACAATCACCGGTGTTCCACAAGCCTGCGCCTCAATAGTCGCAACCCCAAAACCCTCACCATAAGACACAGCCAGCAACACATCCATAGCCGAATAAAACGCCGCCAACTCAGCCTGCGAATAGCCGTAACGGTAACGCACCTGATCACAGAACACCACCTGGTCTTTGCTCAGACCACAAGCAGTCAACAAGTCAGCCAACTTCCAACCACCAAACGACCCAAACAAATCCGTGTGCAAATACAGCACAGCGTTCGGCTTATCCTTCGCAAACAAGCTGAACGACAAAAACGCTTCAGCCACAGCCTTCCTATGAACAATGCCGCTGGCCTTATTAGCGAAATTCATGCCCACCAAAAAAGTGTCATCATCAATGCCCATGTATTTGCGCACAGGCAAACCATCAACCTCAAAAGTCGGTTTGAACACCGGTTCAACAGCGTGAGGCACATACAACGAATCCACACCGTGCGCCTTCAGCTGCGCCTGACCCCACTTGCTCATGGCAATAGGTGTCACATTCGGTTTCTTGCACCATTCCAAAACCAGCGGCGGCACAGGGTTGTGGTCAATCGGAGTCCAAGAAGCAATGTTCAGTTCGGCATACTTATCGCCACGCAAAATCCAAGTGTCATACAAAGTCACCAAACAGTTCGGCTGCTTGCCCTTCTTTGCTTCCACGGTGGCCACATGATTCTGATGATTCAACGGTGTGACATCCTGCGAATAAATCTCAGCACCCCTGGCATACTCAGGCACAGTGCCAAAGTCTGATTCCCAAGTTCCGTTCACACCCTCGCGGCCATAGTTCGACAACACAGCCACATCAAGACCATCACGGATCATACGATTCAAAACCTGAGCAGACTGCACACCATAACCAGTTGGCGCAGTAGGCGAATTGCTAAACCAGCTAATCGTGCCAGTCAGTTTTGTTGCGTTGGCCTTAGCCGGATTACCAGACTTACCCATTTTCATCCTTCGTAGTAGGTGCAAACAGAATACCAAAACAAGCCGTAAAATAAGAGAAACCCTCGCGTTGCGGAAACAACCGAGGGCATGACCGAAATAGGAGTTTCGATATGACTGATTCTAGACCTTGCACAAAGTGCAAGCAAATCAAGTTTTTTACTGCTTTTGGCAAAAATAAAACTAAGCCATTAGGTATAGACAATGAGTGCCTGCCTTGCCGTAGAGTAAGTCGCGCAGAATATCGCCTCAGAAACGCTGAGAGCATTGCCAAGCAACAAGCTGCAAACTATCAGCGCAATCGTAAAAAGCGCATTGCTTATGCAACTGCCAGAGTTTATGCAAACATGGAACGCCATAAGCAATACAACGCCATTTCCAAAAAACGCAATCATTTATCTGTTGCTGCTGATACTAGAAGGCGTAACGCTAGGCGAAAAGCAAACGGCATTTTTGCTATAAGTAAAAAAGAACTTAAAAGATTAAGCCAACGACCATGCTTTTACTGCGGCGCAACTGAACGCTTGACTGTGGATCATGTTGTGGCAATCGCTCGTGGTGGCACGGATTCAATCGGCAACCTGGTGTCAGCGTGTAAAACTTGCAACAGCCAAAAGCGTGACCTAACAATAATGGAATGGCGTAAAAAAAGAGAGAGCCGGTAGGTCTACGCGCCTACCGACTCTCTCAGCTTAGATCTCTAAGCAAAGGCTAGTTATTAACTAGCCCCTCCTTTAAAGAATCCTATGTGTGATGCGTGGGTTAGTCCACCGTCAACACGAATCAAGCCGCGGTAAGCGGTGACATCGGTGTTGAATGCAAAGTCGGTTGAAGTTGCAACCTGAACTCCACCAGCGACACGAGCCTTGAACGATGGAAGGTGTCCGAATAGAACAGACTTCGCACCAGTAGCAACAGCAGGAATTGCAGGGTTCTCGTAAACAGGGTAACCAAGCAATGAAGCAGGCTGACCAGGAATAGCTGAGTCAGACCAGATGTAAGCACCCGATCCGTCTTTGAGCTTTCTAGCAGCAGCAATACCACTCTTAGCCATCATGAAGCCCAAGTTCGGAAGAACACGAGCGCCATCAGCGATACCGTAAACAAGGTCAATTAGGTTCTCGTAAGTAGCAGCACCTGAAACGCCAGTTCCACCAGTAACTACTGAGCCAGCTGCGCTGACAAGTGAGTTGGTGAGAACGGTGTTGGTCTGGATACCTAGTGAAGTTCCCAATTCTTGAGCGATGTAGCCGGTCAGGTTAAACCCTGCATCGACTACTAGTTCATTGGCCACATTGACAATCGCCCCATATTTGTAAGCATTTAGAGTAATGCTTGAGAATGTTGGGTTTGATTCTGCAACAGTGCCACCAGCAGCAACCGATCCAGCCGAGCTGAGTGCGGTAACGGTTGGGAGAACAAGTGCCTCACCCGAAGCGGTGTTGAACACCTCTGAGGTCTGAAGCATCGGCCCGACAAGCTGTGCAATCTGAAAAACCTGGTCGTAGAACGACTGGCCAACAGTGTTGCTTGAAGGTGTTAGTGCTGCACGAGCCTCGCGGTTGAACTCGTAAGAACGAACCTCGCCACGAGCAATCGCGCGAAGAACATCTGCATCAGTGTTAACCGAAGCGATCTCAGGTGCAAACGAACCAGCAGCCTCGGCAGCCTCAGCTGAACGCTGTGCAACCTTCTGAGCTGTGGCAATAGCAGCATCGCGCTGTGCAATGTCCGCTTCCAAACGGTCAATCTTTTGTGAGTCTTCAGCAGTAAGTCCGCCACGCTTCTCAGCGTCATCCAAAACCTCACGCATTTGTGCGATTAGGTTGTTGCGAACTTCAGCCTGACCCTTGATGAAATCTGACATGATTTCCTTTCAAATAGGTTAGATGAATTGTCTGCCGTGAATAACACAGAACAGGTGGCCGCGCTAACGCTGAACCTGTGAACAAGTTTAGTAAACGCAATATAACTGCGTAAAAGAAAACCCCACCGGCTAAAAGGGTAAAAAAGCCGGTGAGGTGAACGCGCTCAGTTAGCGTGTTTCTTTTGCTTCAACAACCCGAACTTCTTTGTCAGTTGCCGAAGCGCGTTCAATGTCTTTCACCAATTCGGCAATGACACCAATAACAGGGTCACCAGCAACTTCTTTGATGACCTTAACAGCGGTTTCAAGTTCTTGTTTAGTTAGCATTGAGTTCCTTCATAAGCAGATCAAGTTTCTTTTTCTTCAGCGCCAAGATGTCACCCTGAACTTCTTGCACTTCTTCAGTCTTAGTCAACTTGGCAACAACATCGGTGATAAGACCGGCAGCTGTCGGGTCAAGTTCTTCGCCCGATTCCAACTTGAACAAAGCATCTGCCAACTGGTCGGCATCAATGGTGTTTGATGAACGAACAGACACAGTGCCAGCAGTCTGCTGATATGCAGCAAAACTTACTAAACTGACCTCGAATAATCTGACTGCGTTCAAGGTGCGAACATTGCCATCCCAAGTGTCTTTGATAACCGAGAAGCCGAACGACATTGAATCCACAGTCTTAGAACGGATCAGTTCGGCAACATCGCGGCCACGGCTGGTGTTAGCCAAACGAGCCTCAACCTTCAACCCACGGTCATCCTCAGTCAGTTTCAGAGTGCCGCCACGAACCGAAGCCAAAGGCTCACCAGCATCGTGATTCCACAACAACTTCACCTCGTTGCGCGACTGCAACGAACGCTTGAACGCACCAGGCGCAATGTATTCACGGAAACCACCCAAGTCCTCAGACTCAGAGTTGAACACGGCAGCGTAACCCTCAAAGGTCATACCGTCACCAGTTTCGCGAACCTCAAGGTCAATAACATTGACTCGTTCTTCATGCTTAGGTTTCGCACGACCTTCAAGACGGTCAACAATCGCTGTGGCCACTTCAGCCCACTTAGCACGGTTGTCTGTGTTCATAACTTCACTTTCGGTCTGTGGTTCAAGTTTAGCAACAATGGTCTTAGCAGCATTAGCCCAACGGTCTTCAGAATCATATTCAGGCTCAACAGTTGGCAGGTCAGTGATCTTGGTCAAGTCAGCGACAGGCACAATGGCCAACAAAACCGACTCAATCCAAATACCGTTTTCTTCCTCATAAATCTTGACCTCAGCCATGTCACCATTTACGGCATAAACCTCGCCATAGTAAACATCATCAACATCAATCCACTGCACATAATCACCAGGTTGCAGCTCACCAACAGCGGCGCGCTCACCCTCAAACGGTTCATCGGTGGCGATGCTCACAGCAACAGCCTGATCAATGGCCGACTGCTTGCTTGGATGACAACCAAGAATGTCACCAGCCTCGTCAACAACAGCCCAACCAGACTTGCAACCTTCACGGTCTTTGGCAATGAAATATGGCATTAGACAGGAATCCTTAGAAAACTAACCAGGTGACCTTCCGACTCAGACACCATGAACAGTGACTGGTTCGGAAAAATTAGAAAATCTTGTGTGCTGAGTTTGTCGATGCCGAAACCATTAGCAGTCGTCACCGTGCCATTGCCAAGAAATAAAGTCTTGTCATTCGAGTCGTTGCGAATGTAGATGCGGATAGGTGAAACACCAGAACCGTCAATCTGCACCGGTGTTGTTCCCACCGTCACACGACCAGACTCAACAGGCAAAGTCATTAGTAGACCTGCCCAGGGTCAGCAGGGTCAATCTGTGCAACAGGTTGCAGCTGAGTCGAAGGAACGCCTGTGTGAGCAATCGGTGGCAAGCCAAGACCAGCCAAAGTTTCAGCAGGGTCAAAACCAACCTGAATAAGCATCTGCGCCATCTTGACCAACTTTTCTTCTTCAACCACAGCAGTCTGAGCCAAGTCAATGTTGGCAAGTGGCACACGGAACTGGTTGCCGTCATCAACAGGTGACAAGTCTTCCAACCTGCGCACATCGTTGACCGACATGAAACCAGCCTGAGTGCCGACAGAATAGGCCGTCATGCGCGACTGCAAATCGCCACGAAGCAGCGCATTGAAGTTGAACTTGATGAACGCTGCCGGTGTCGGCAACAGACGGCTATAACTCCACTCAATCTTTTCAAGAATCGGTCTGAGAGTGTGACTGATGAACTGCAAGTTGTTTTGCTCAACACTGGCATAAGAGGCTGTGCCAGGAATGCCCATCATGTGCAACGGAATGTTGAACGCGCGCGCCATTTCCTCAACAGCGAACCTGCGAGAATCCAAGAACTGAGCCTGATCGTTAGGCACAGTGGTCGAATTGTATTTCGCACCACCAGACAACACACCAGTCTTGTGAGCTTTACGCCAGCCACGGTGTCTGCTGTCAAAACCGTCAACAAGGTTCTTGGCCTGTTCCTGAGTCAACGCACCAGGGAACTCAATAACGCCCTGAGTGGTTGCGCCCTGCCCGAAGAACCGTGCAGCATACGCCTGCAAAGCCGAAGCCACACCAAGCGCATCCTTCAACTTGTTTACGCGGCTAATGCCAACCAAAGAACCAGGCTCGGCCAAGTCAATGATGTGAATGATGTCATCGCTGGTAAGAGCCTTGCCCTCGTTGCCGATGATAAAAGTTTTGCGCCCAATGCTGTCACGCTTCACCTCAACAGTGTTCGGATCAAGAACCACAAGGTTCACAACCTCACCGTTACGGTCACGGAAAACTCGCGTGTAACTGTTCCCATAAACCAGCAACGAAGTCACAAGCGAACCATAGTGAGCCTGCCTGGTGGTGTCCACATCAGGCTGGTCAACCCAAGTCGGCTTCGGCCTATACGGTTGACGGTCACCATCAATGCGAATGTAAGCATCAACCGGCAAGGTCGAAATCGTGTCGCTGATAAGGCTCACCGCTGAAAAGAACGCAACAATCTCAAACGCAGACTGGCCATTGATGTTCACACCAGCGTTCGACTCCATGCCAGCCTCAATGCCAGCACCCCAAACAGTTTGGAAACTTACAGCTCGTTTATCAAACAAGTTATTCAGCATTACTTCTGACCTCGCTCAATCGCCAAACCAAACAACAACACACCGACACCGGCAACAACCACACCCAAAGGTGGAAACACCACGCCCACACCAATAGCAATTAGCGCCGCACCAGCAGCCTGAAAAATTGTGGCAATCATCTACACGCCTTTACATAAAGAACTCAGGAATAACCTGTTCTTCTAGTTTAGCCGAGGCACGGTCATAAGCAGCAATGGCAGCCACGGCACAGTCAATCCTGCGATTAGAGTTCCTGTTTTCCTTCACGATGCGCACACCCAAGTTGTCGGCCTTAGTCACAGCGTTAGTGAAATGCCTCGCAACCATCGGGTCACCATCATTAGTCAGTCTTTTCTCGGTGACCGCATCATAAAACTTTGCGCAAGCCGTAACCATACGCCGAGCAGATGTCGTAGGG